GCAAGTACATTGTTAAAGTACCCGACAGCACAACACTTGAAAATCAAACATTGGTAGACGACCCGATTTCATTTGTACAGCCTCCAGTTGAAGGTCTGCGCTACATGGGCGAAACGTGGGAAATGCTAATTAAAAAAGCAGAGCAAAGTATCTATCAATTATTCAATGATAGTGTACAGAGCGGTGATGCAAAAGAAGTAGATAGAGAAGGCAAATACACCCTAATTAAAATGATTTCCGACCACATGTTTAAGCACATCATTTGGAATCATTTATGGCTATTGATTAGGTTAAGAAACATCGTCAATCCTGAAATGCCTATCGTTGTTGCGCCTCAATCCTTCATGATACGCAACGAAGGAAGCCTGATTGATGAATTGAAAGCATTGAACGAAGCCAACGCACCGATTCAGGTAAAGATTAGGGCACAGCGTGAACTGGTCAAGAAACGATATTCAGGTGAAGCCGAAGCCGAGCGGATGCTGGATGCCGTTATTTTGTTTGACTCTCTTTACGGTCAATCAATGGCTGACATTCAAACTGCCAGTATGCTGGGCGCAGTCAATGAAGTTGATATACAGCGTCACCTCATGGCAGACAGCATCGTTTATAAACTCATAAGCCGTAACGGTGCGGAGTGGCTCACGAAAAATGACGATGCATTACTTGCTGATATGAATGCCGAATTTGCCTTAGTTGCGAAGCCTGTACGAACTGAAATAATTATACCTGAGTAGTTACCATGTCACCCGAAGATAAAATCGAGAAGATATTAGATGATACACTCGCACAGGTTCAATTCGGGTCTGACGATGCCACTAAGAAGATGGTCACGGCATTATCTTCTTACATTAGTACATTTCCCAATGCCGATGGTAAATTCATCATGGAGGGCAGTGCAGAATACTTGCAGAGAATTAATGTAATTCTTGCCGAAGCGATTAATAACAGCAAATATCCAAGTGCCGTTGCTCAGTGCGTTCGTAGCATTGAAGAAATTACAGAACTATCTCAGCAAGTATTAACCAATTACAATCCAAAAGTAAAAATTGACTTTGATAGATTAGGCGTGAGTCAAATTAGAACGGCACAAATTGAAACGATTGTCAATAACATGACAGGCGATTCACTGACAGCCGAAATACGTCAGCCTATTCGTGAAGCATTGCAACGCAATGTATTTGCAGGGTCAAAATTAACTGATACCCGTAATTACATATCCGATTTCCTTACCAAGCAAGAGGGACAGAAATATGCACGCTTGACCCGCTACGCTATGACGTGGGCGCAGGATGGCATACTTCAATACGATGGTCAAATCTATGACCAATTCAGGACAACATACGGCACGAATTATATCATGTATATTGGCTCATTGATTGGCGATTCTCGTCCGCAGTGCATTCGGTGGGTATCGAAATTTGATGGCAAAATACCCGTCAATCAATTACAAGCCGAAATAAAGTGGGCATTTACAAGTGGTTCAGGAATGAATCTCGCAACAACTACATCTTCATTCTGCACCTATCGTGGCGGGTATAGATGTAGGCATAAGGCGATTCCCGTATTTGAGCCTGAGCCTGATGACAATGAATAAACTTCCATTAATTATAGTACAGACAAGATGTTACAAATTCTTCCTTTTCCTAAATTAAAACGCACCATTATTTGGATGCTGTTTGGTTTGTTGGGCTATGCAAACGTATCAGCCCAATCGCAAGACACGCTATACATAACGAGTACAAGCGCATTTGTTCAATTGCAGTGGCGAACCAACGTAAAGAATATACTCGTTACGAACGTCAATTGTGATACCCTTGTCGCATACGGTCAAGGCACGCAGATAATAATTAAAGACGTGCAGACCGAAGTACAGCGATTCCTGATTAGTTCTTTTATATTCAAAATCAATGGCAGTGTTGTGTCAGGTTCAAGTGCTATTTATACGGCTATAAACAATCTCAATCCGGGCGTAATTCCTAAACTACAATTATTAAAGACAATTAAGGTCGTATCAGCACTTCCTTCACCGCTTGAAGCCAATACACAGTACGTTGTAGGCGATACGAATTTTATAAATATAACAGGGCTATTGGGTAACGATGCTAAATTATGGCAGGTTGTAATAAATGGTGTTGCAATCGGTACATCTACGGCAGATATACGCCTTGTCATGTTATTTAACAATATAACGACAGCAGGTGCATACACATCTACCAATTCGCAAATTACGCAAGCAGGTGCGCTAAGTGCACAAAATGTAAATACATCATTCTTTACAGGAATTGTATCTACTATCAACACACTTGCACCCGTTGTGTTTAGTTCAAACATCAACATTAGCCCTTGCGTGGTGGCTTCAAGTGTATTTAGACAAGTCAATGCAAGTGGGGCATACGCACGAAGCGCAAGCATCTACGGGCATACCTCATCAGGTGGATTTTGGCGTGATGCAACAAGTCAAATTACATCAATTCAGATTACAACGAGTTCACCCTCTACTACAAGATTCACGACAGGTACGGAAATTCAACTATTGCAACTCAATAAATAAATATGATACAAATCGGACACTATTACCGCTCTGAAACTCCACAGGGAATCAGAACAATTAAATGCTTGCAGATGGATGCTGACGGCAACCCATACGGCATTTACTCACCAAGCAATTATTTCAATGAGGGAGATGGCGTAGGCATGATTATTCCATTCAATTCTAACACAGCAAGCAATGAGCAAGCAGAATCATGGGAGGAATGGTACAATGGCTAATCACATAAATGGAAGTCCTGACAATTTATGGGAATACCTTGTATCAATCCTATTCAGCATTGGCTCACTCGCATGGGCGCACTTCACTAACACAGATGGGTTATTCTTTAAGATAATTATTGCACCTGCCGTAGCGGGTTCGGTCGGTTATTTTGTCGTAAAATTCTGGAAATGGTTATTGAAGGATAATTCGTAAATTTGTAATTCTTAAACACAATAAATATGAAAACACTATTTTCATTCATTCTCTCAGTGCTCCTTATGGTTGCCACAACCATTCAAGTCGAAGCGCAAACCCGTGACACCCTTACCGTGTCGCAAAATGCAAGTACGAAAGTGATTACTATTAAATCACAGAAGTCAGGCTCACTCGTTGTAAATCCATTCGATTACATCGGTGCAGGTAATGTATTGGCGTTCTATTCCACCGTAGGCGCAGATACAATGATTATCATCAGACGTGTATCGGACAATTCAATTGTAACTCGCTATCGTAAGACTCAATATCATTTGACTACGTATGGAATTACAGCCGTTGGTGCTAATTTCTTAAATGCTTATTTCAATCCACCTAATTTGGCACAGCGCAATGCAACTACAATTCAGCGTGATAGTTTATTCAATTGGGGATTTACGCCAGTCGGTACGGTCATATTCAATACAACCATTGACTCTCCGCAAATTCGTGTAGCATCCACAATCAATTGGAGGTCGTTCTAATATGGCGGATTTACAAGCAGGTCAGGTGCTCATTCAGAATGATGCTACTGGCAAACAAACGGTGGTGGCTGAATCGGTTTATTTAACTTCAATTAAAGGCAAACTCAGCCCATTTCACGGATGGTCGATTGTGCCCCATTTGAACGCAATTGAAACCGAAGCAGAAGCCGAAGTAGTTAAACCTGCTCGTAAACCAAAGAAGCAGGTAGAGGCATAATTCATTTTTAATTTTCATCAGCAACTATATTTATGTCAAAAGCAATTGAGTTCATTAAATCATTAGGCGTTCCAGAGTCGGTTATATCGGCTCTGGAATCTGCCGATGATACCTTCGACGTGTCTGAATCCGTTCAGAGTACCGAAGAGCATTTCGTCAACTTCTATAAAGAGAAGGTAAAAGACGAGATTCACAAAGCGGGTAAAGGTGCAGGCTATGCCGAAGCCACCACTGCCGTAAAGAAGATATTTTCACTAACCGAAGCCGAGATAAAGGACGTCAAAGGCGATTTCAGCAAGGTGTTGGAATTAGCACAAGGCAAGCTATCTGACAAGTCGGGCAACAAAGATTTGGTTGAGCAAGTCAATAACTTGAAGCAACAAGTAATTGACTACGAAAACAAGGTAAAAGAGTATGACGAGAATGTGATACCTACCTTAAAAGGGCAGGCTCAAACTGAATTAAAGCAGTTTAAAATAAATCAGGTAATTACATCCGAATTGACGAAGCACAAAATCAACGGTGCACCTAATTATG